AACAGGATGAAATAAAAATAAGCCACTACGTTAAAAAATGTAAAGAGCACGAAGCCCGACGAGCCAGCACCAACGAACGACAAGAATATTGGAAAAAATATAAGGAATCATTAAAATGAGCGATGAAATAATTATTGAAACACACGAACAAACAGTTGAAGAATTTAATGCTATTAAGTATTGTCCAACCTGCGAACAGCCACAGCATTGCGACCATGCAGTAACGTATGCACTATCAGATGATGATGGCAATCTTATTCCTGAAACGTTTTCAGAATGTTCAAAGTGTGAATGCATGGATTGTACAGGAGAAGAATAATGAAAATGCACGAGCTATTAGACGAAACTACAACTGCTGGTGCTATTGCTAGTGTAGCCAACCCTACAGCAGCACATTCTAAACCTAAAAAACGTGGTAAGTATGGCGCTCCAGAAGCTCCACAGATAAAAAACGCTGACGGTACTGCTAAAAATGCACAAGATGTAAATAAGAATTTAATGGGTGGTAAGACTATCAAACGATAAATACACTGTATACAAATAACTCCGGAGCGAACAAATGAGAGATAAAGATATTACAGAAGGCTTGGGCGACTTAGCACACGCGGCCGAAAAAGACCACGAAGTGCAAATGGCTCGTGCTGAGCTTTATAAATTAGCAAAGTATGCTATCAAACTACATGACATGCTTAAAGGTATTTCCGAAGCTGAAGGTTTAGAAGGTTGGGTACAAAGTAAAATTACTAAATCAGCAGATATGATTGGCTCAGTGTATCATCATTTAGATTACCAAGAAAGCCCAATGGCAGAAGCAAGGGATACACATTGTTCAGACAAATGTTGTGGTTCAGATGTTAAAGCAGAAGATTGTACATGTCCCCCAGACTGTCCACACTGTAACTGCAATGCAAAAAATGTAAATGAAGCAAAAGCATGTAACTGTGGTCCTGATTGTGCTTGCGGTGGTAACTGTGGTCCAAATTGTAACTGTGGTCCTGATTGTGGCAGTGTTGCAGAAGGTAAATTTAAATCAGCTGCACATCGCAAAGCAGTACACGCTGCAAAAGCAAGCGGTAAAAAGAAGAAAAAAGGCTTAGGTGAACGCCTTGAAGCAAAGTTAGCCGAAAAAAAAAGGCTAACGAAAGAAGTCTAACCAAAGGCGAAGAAAATAAAAAAGAAAAATACGTTAAAGGTATGAAGAAAGCCAAAGGTGATTTTAAAAAACGCTACGGTAAAGACGCAGAAGCAGTAATGTACGCAACAGCAACTAAGATGGCAAAGAAATAATGGATTGGCATAAACTACAACACACACTATTTGAAATGGATCCAAGTGATCCTAGAGAAGATTTAGCAAAACTACAAGCACAAGCTGGTAAGCCGCAAGAAAGTGTTGCTCCCACTAAAGATTACCTGCAAGAAAGTGTTGAAGTTGAAGAAGGATCTATGCCTCTAGGTATAGACTCAATTGCCGACTTTGCTGCATTGGCAGGTGTTAAAACAACTGTAACTGAAAAGGATAATCCGTTTGCTCCTGATGCATTTGAAAAAGGTGTTAAAAATGCATGGAAAGGTTTTACAGGTAGTGACGGAAGTAGTGACGGAAAACCAACTACTGGAAAGAAATCTGCACCAAGAGTTAAAGGAATGCATCCACAGTTATTATCAAAACTAACTCCACATGCTACTGCATTAGAAAAAATCTTTACAGATAAAACATTAAAAAATGAATTCTTAAACTTAATGAAAAAAGCAACACCTACAGCAGAAGCAGACGAGCGTAAAATAAAACCTCGTGATCCAAACTGGCGTGACATGGAAGCTCTACGTAAAAGTGGTGCTGCTGGATCACACAAAGATAAAAAGAAACTAGCAAAGCAAGGCTATTCAAAACACAAAGGCAAACAATATGAATCTATCAAAGACGAGCTATGGGCACGTTTAAATGCAATTAGTAAATCTTAAACCAGAATTTACTAACTCGCCTTACCTAACTATACCAATCCAGCAATTAGACGCAGAAACGTTACCTTTACGTGACTTTGACAAGGATGGTTACGAAGTTCCTGCACCTTTAGAACTAGCATACTATAAATCAAACAATGTAATTATGAATACTGAAATACAGTATCATATTGCACCTGTACAAGAATGGTTCACAGATACTGAAAATAGTGAACACGGTTTAGTATTAGATCACTGCATGATACTAACACGCTATGCACTTGCAGGAGAAGCAAGAGAACAATTAGAAGAAGTAGCAAAGAATCGTCCTATTGTAAACAAACTATTAAGTATTAAACCTAAATACGGTATAGACTTTTCGCTTGACTATGTAACACATGATGTTATAATGGAAGTAATACATATAGAGCAGGACTTTACTACTCTAGAAGAAGCAAACGAAGCAAAAGAAAAACTAGAACACATAATTGATACAACGGATTGGTATCAAGGTGTTGTAGACTTACAACGTAAAAAACACGAATGGGAAACTTTATCAAGCGATGACCACTCCGATTATAAAGCACAATTCTTTGGATGGCACAGAGCTTTTGATAATAAAAAAGTATTTTAAGGTTGACATTCGTTTAAAAATATCATATAATATAAACAATAAACACAGGAGAATCCTATGAGTGATCGTACCTATGGTGCAGAAGAAAAGGCAAAACTAGAACGTCTAGTACGTGAAGGCGTTACAGTATTACAAGAAGTAGAAGATTTAAATACAGGCTTAAAAGAAACTGTAAAGGCTGTTGCTGAAGAATTAGATATTAAACCTAGTCTTATTAACAAAGCAATTAAAATTGCTAAGAACCGTGATTGGGACGCACATGCAGACGCACACGAAGACTTGGAAACATTGGTAGCAACACTTGGATACGACAAGTAATGATAAAACCATATCAATGGTTGGCGTGGTTTAGTACAGGATTTTTGCTGTTATCAGCAACTCTTGCTGCTTTTAATGTTTATCCTGCATATGTTTGGGGATTTATTATTAGTAACACGCTATGGATGGTTATAGGTGTATTATGGAAGGAAAAAAGTTTAGTTGTAATGAACTTTGGACTAACTATTATATATGTAGCAGGATTGCTATATGATTTCGCCGCATAGGCAAGTAGATGGTTAAGTTGGCCACAAGCAACGAAGGAGAAATAAATGCCATACGTTGATGCGATGTTTGATCGTGATCAAGATATTATACGTGTAGTTGAACGTCGTGACGGCAAAAGAACCTACACAGAATACCCTGCAAAATATACATTTTATTACAAAGACCCACGTGGTAAGTACAAAAGTATGTACGGAGATCCGTTGAGTCGTATTGTATGTAAGAACACAAAAGACTTTCGCAAAGAAGTTGCTATTAACAAAAGCAAAGAATTATTTGAAAGTGATGTAAATCCAATATTCCAATGTTTAAGTGAAAACTATCTCAACCAAGATGCACCTAAACTAAACATTGCGTTCTTCGATATTGAGACTGACTTTGATCCTGATAGAGGATTTGCTGATCCAGCAGATCCGTTTATGCCAATTACATCTGTATCTGTATACTTGCAATGGCTAGAAACAATGGTATGTCTTGCTGTGCCGCCTAAGACACTTACTATGGAACAAGCACAAAAAGAAGTTGAAGGCTTAGAAGGTGTTGTACTGTTTGAAGATGAAGGCGAAATGCTAAACACATTCTTAGACTTGATACAAGATGCAGATATTTTATCAGGGTGGAACAGTGAAGGTTATGATATTCCGTATACAGTTAATCGTGTAAGTCGTGTACTAAGCAAAGATGACACAAGACGCTTTTGCTTGTGGGGACAGTTGCCCAAGAAGCGTGAATATGAAAAGTATGGGAAGCAGGCTGTTACATTTGACTTGGTAGGGCGTGTACACTTAGACAGTTTAGAACTGTATCGCAAATACACATACGAAGAACGTCATTCATATCGCTTAGATGCAATTGGTGAGATTGAAGTAGGCGAAAACAAAGTACCTTATGAAGGTACACTAGATCAATTATACAACAATGATTTTCGTAAGTTTATTGAATATAACATTCAAGATACTGCACTACTTGACAAATTAGACAAGAAGCTACGCTTTATTGATCTAAGCAATAGCATTGCGCACGAAAATACTGTTCTACTGCAAACGACAATGGGTGCTGTTGCTGTTACAGAACAAGGTATTATTAACGAAGCACATAACCGCGGACTACAAGTACCTAATCGTCCAAAACGTGATGACAGCGAAAGTACACAGGCAGCAGGTGCGTATGTTGCGTTTCCTAAAAAGGGCTTGCACAAATATATTGGCTCAATGGACTTGAATTCACTATATCCGTCAGTAATTCGTGCATTGAATATGGCTCCAGAAACTATTGTAGGACAGATACGTCCTGAAATTACAGATGCTCGTGTACACGAAGATACTACGCTAAAGAAAAAATCATTTGCAGGTAGTTGGGAAGGACGTTTTGCAACTGAAGAATATGAAGCAGTTATGGATAAACGTAAAGATATTGCATTAACTGTAGATTGGGAAGATGGACGTTCAGATGTACTAAGCGGTGCAGAGATTTATCAACTTATATTTGACAGTCAAATGCCGTGGATGCTTAGTGCTAACGGCACAATATTTACAACAGAGTTTGAAGGTGTTATTCCAGGTATTCTAAAGCGTTGGTATGCAGAACGTAAAGACCTGCAAAAGATGCTAAAGAAAGCAAAAGATGCTAATAACAGTGCAGAAATTGAATACTGGGACAAACGTCAGCTGGTTAAAAAGATTAATTTGAATAGTTTGTACGGTGCTATTTTGAATCCAGGTTGTAGATTCTTCGATAAGCGTATTGGACAATCAACTACACTTACTGGACGGCAAATTGTTAAGCACATGAGTGCCGAAGTTAACAAAGTTATCACAGGTGATTATGATCACGTAGGTAAAAGTGTTATCTATGGTGACACAGACTCTGTGTACTTTAGTGCATGGCCCGTATTGAAAGATGATGTAGAATCAGGTAAACTCGACTGGAACATTGAAAAATGTATTACACTCTACGATCAAGTTGCAGAACAAGCAAATACAACATTTGAAAAGTTTATGGCACAAGCATTTCATTGTCCTAAAACACGAAGTGATGTTATTGCAGCAGGACGTGAAATTGTTGCACAAAGTGGCTTGTACATTACTAAGAAACGTTATGCAGCATTGGTTATTGACAACGAAGGTTTTAGAACAGACGTAGACGGCAAGCCAGGTAAAGTAAAAGCAATGGGCTTAGACTTGCGCCGTTCAGATACTCCTGTGTTTATGCAGAAGTTTTTAAGTGAACTATTGCTTATGGTACTTACTGATGTTCCAGAAAAAGAAGTACTAGAGCGTATTACCCAATTCCGCAAAGAGTTCCAAGAAATGCCGGGTTGGGAGAAAGGCTCGCCCAAACGTGCAAACAAGATTGGACACTATCAGCGTCTTGAACAGAAACAAGGCAAGGCAAATATGCCAGGGCACGTAAGAGCAAGCATCAACTGGAATACACTTAAACGAATGAACGGCGAC